ATCACGACCATGAATACTGTTTCGTATGTAATCACACAAAAAGATATAAAAAAGGTGATGCTAATTTGAACGTAAGAGCACAAGCCGCTGCAGAGAAAGCAGTAGCTTATAATAACAAGAAAGAGATTACTCCACTCCCGGAGAAACATCTCCCCCTCGAAGATAGGGGAATTGGTGTAAACGCTGCCAAGAAATTTAAAGTCACGTACATCGACAACACGGCAGACAAGTATGTACATATTTACCCTTACACCAGAAATGGGAAACACACTGCTAACAAGAAAAGGTTTAGAGATAAGAAAGACTTCCTCTTTGAAGGGGACGCCACCAGACTTGATCTGTTCGGTCAATCTGTATTCCCTGCTGGGTCTGCTCGCTCAATCACTGTTGTAGAGGGTGAGTGTGATGCTCTAGCGGCTTATGAGATGAATGGGGGCTTCCCTGTTGTATCTGTCCGTTCCTCCTCTCAGGCGGTTACTGACGTAAAGAATAACTTCGAGTACCTCAACTCATTTGATGAGATTGTCATCTGCTTTGATGCAGACGAAGCTAAATATGATAATGCAGGCAAAGCACATTACCCCGGACAAGAAGCGGCTATCAAAGTTGCTGAGCAATTCCCTCTAGGTAAGGTTCGTATTGTAACCCTATCTCAATTCAAAGACCCTAATGACTATCTCAGGGCTGGTAAAGAGAAAGAGTTCAAGAATGAATGGTTCCGTGCAGGTAAGTACACTCCTGCTGGTCTCAAACTAGGTAGTGAGATTTGGGATGACATCATCAACCCCCCTCAGCATGAGACTATCCTCTATCCATATGAGGGTCTTAATGTAAAGACCTACGGTATCCGACTCTCTGAGCTTATCGTTGTCAATGCACCCCCTAAGGTTGGTAAGACAACACTCCTAGGCACCATTACCCACCATATCCTCAGGAATACTGAAGATGCCAAGGTTGGTCTAATGAAACTGGAAGAGAGTAACAGAGACACTGCTCTCAATCTTATGTCCATTGAAGCAGGTAAGAGACTGCACCTACCTGATGTATGGGATGCCTGTGATCCTAAGGACATCAAGAAATATTATGATGCAACAGTAAACACTGATCGTATTGTAATCTGGGACCACTTTGGTTCTAATGCAGTTCAGGCAGTTCTGGACAAAATCCACCACATGCACGCACTAGGTTGTAAGTATATAATCTTAGATCACATCTCTATTCTTGTGTCCGATCAATCAGGTGATGAACGTAAACAGCTTGATGAGATTTCAACAAAGATCAAGACCCTTTGCATGGAATTGAATATCTGTGTAATTGCAGTGGTTCACCAAAACCGTGATGGTCAGATCAGAGGTACACAAGGAATTGAACAACTTGCTAACATTGTTATTAGACTTGAGCGTGACAAGATGGCCTCTTCGGATGCTGAACGTAACACAACCAAAGTCTTCGTCACAGAGAACCGCTTCTGTGGTGAAACAGGACTGGCTTGTCACCTATACTATGATCCAGAGACTGGCATTCAGCGGGAAATATCTGAAGAACAAGCAAACCAAGCAAAAATGGGAGAAGCTCCGTGGTAACACTAGTTAAAGCAGGTTATTTAGTCAAGATTACTTCTTGGGAGAATGATGGAGATAACTACAAAACTGTAGAATTAGATGGACTATCTGAAGAAGGTATGAAGGCTTATGTAGCTTTTGCCAAACTTTTCACTAAGTCCTCTGACAGATCAGATTATCATATTGGTAATATTTATAGATCTGAGGTGTGGGAAGAAGATAAGATAAAAAGACTATTAAAAAATCTTCCTCAATCTTGTATTGATTACTTTGATTTCGAAGAATGGGATTGGTGGGACAGAGCTTTTGATATAGGTCTAACAGGTGGAGAGTTCTACACAAGAGTTTGTGACAGGATTCAAGTGTTTAAAGTAGGAGCACCTTGCTTTGCCACTCTTATTGAGGATGAGTACCCATGAAACAAGTAGACATTCTTAATGAGATAAAAATGACGAAAAGGCAATTATTGTGTGGGGAGATATTCTATGAAATATATCGTAGCAGGTTCTAGAAAGATTTCAGACACTAACTTTATTAGAGAGACTATTGAGTCCTTTGATGTAAGTGAGATTGTATGTGGTACGGCTAAAGGCCCAGACTCTATCGGAGAAGCGTGGGCTATTGATAATGATGTACCTATTGCTTACTTCAAACCTAAATGGAATAAGCATGGAAAGAAGGCTGGTATTCTCCGTAACATCGAAATGGGGGATTATGCAGATGCTCTCTTAGCTTTCTGGGATGGTAAGTCTAGAGGTACTAAACATATGATTGACTATATGAAATCAATCGGAAAAGAGGTTCATGTATTTAAGATGGAAGTACCTTGTGAGATAAAAATACCTCTTGAGTTTAATATTAGTTTTGGGTTTGAGTGGAGTCTCTCTCAACAAAAGTACAAATACTTTATAGTCTTTAAACTTGATAACAAGTACACAACTGTGTGTGGATATATAAAAGAAAAACCTACAAAAGAATTCAGAAACAGAGAAATCAGAAAGGTTTTAGATCAAGCACTTGGTCTTAGAGATGATCTATGAAATATATCGGAAAAGAGGTTCATGTATTTAACTTATGATGAACGTTATTGGGTAGTAGATGTTGAGGGTAACTCCTTAGAACCAGACAGAATCTGGGTTACAGTAGTACGTAATGTACAGACTGATGAGGTAATAAGACTTTACAATAGAGAAGATTGGGCTGAGTTCCATAAAGATTATTACATTTATGTAACCCATAATGGTCTCTGTTACGATGTACCTAAAGCTCTTAATCCTCTATGGATGGCAGGTATCAACTACAATAATGTTATTGATACTATGGTCTTATCCCAACTCTACTACCCACGAATAGAGGATGGACACTCACTAGCAGCGTGGGGTGAGAGGTTCGGACTAGAAAAGATTAGCTTTCACGACTTCTCTAAACTCACTGATGAGATGGTAACCTACTGTGAAAGAGACACAGAGATTACAGCTAAAGTCTTTAGAGCACTAATTAACAGACTTAAACAGAGAGGTTACTCAGAACGAAGCTGTGAGATTGAACACAAGTTCAGACACATCATTGCTGAGCAAGAACGTAATGGTTGGCTCTTTGACAAGAAAGCAGCTATCAAACTCTACAGAGACTTAAGACAACAAGAGTACGACTTAGGCTTGGAAATTAAAAAGAAGTTTCCACCGTGGCCTAAGAAAGTAAATGAATACAAATATCGCTTAAAACAAGATGGAACACCTTATGCATACTACCAACAACATGTTGACAAATACCAAATTAAGTGGACGTCAGAGACGACGTATGAGACGTGGGAAGAGGTTGAGTTCAACATCGGCTCGCCAGCACAAAGGGTTGACCGTCTTCTCGATCTAGGTTGGAAGCCTACTAAGTTCACTAAGAAGACGCCTAAAGGGGGTGGTGGTAATCCTCAGGTGGACGAGGAGAGCCTTCTTGAGTTTGCCGAGGAGAGTGGTATACCTGAGGTATCAATGATCGCTGACTGGCTTGTGCTTAACGGCAGAGCTAACATGATCAATACTTGGTTAGAGAATCTAGGGGACGACTCTTGTATTCACGGGTCTGTCTTCACCTGTGGTGCCAACTCTCGTAGATGTACTCACTCCTCTCCTAATACTGCAAATATACCTAGTGTTAAAGCTAAGTTCGGTGAAGAGTGTAGGTCCCTTTGGATTGCACGACCAGATAGGTTTATCGTAGGTATTGATGCCAAGTCTCTTGAAGCCCTCCTATTCGCCCACTTCCTAGGCGGACAACAGCAGCATATTGATTACATGATGGGTGATACTCATATCATGAACAAGAATGCTATTGAGGAGCAATTAGGTCTTGAATCCACCAAGGCTCAATGTAAGACAGCCTTCTATGCTTATATCTTTGGTGCATATCCGGCTAAGATTGGTCAGACATTCGGTCTAGACTCCAACATGGGTGAGAAGATCATTGGTGTACTTGAGGCCGCTGTACCGGGCTTAAACAAAGCTATGGCTGATGCTAAACAAGAGTGGAGACAGAACAACACATTCCTTAAATGTCTCGATGGTGGGTATGTCAGGTGCCCTTCTGAGCGATCCGCTCTTAACTACAAAGTCCAACCAGCAGGCGCTGTCTTTATGAAGCAGGCTTGTATTAATCACTATAGTCTAATCCAGCAACATGGATTCGATGTAATGAAGGTTGGTGATATCCACGATGAGTGGCAGTATGATAGTGCTGAATGGTGTGCAGAAGATGTAGGTAAAACTGCAGTGCAGGCTATGGAAGAAGCAGCACCACAACTTAATCTATTAGTACCAATGACAGGAGATTATTCAATTGGGAAAAGCTGGGCAGAAACACATTAAAGATTACAATACATTAATGGAGAAATTGGAAATTATCAGTTGACATAACGCTAAATAACTGCTATAATACTATTACAATACAAAATAACAAGAGAAAAAACAACATGATTATTAAAAACTTAGAAGTGCGTTGGGCAAAAATTCTTGGTGATCCAGTTCCTAAATATGAACCTACTGATGGTAACGAATGGACAGTTGATTTCATTCTGACTGACGAGCAGGTTGCAGAGATGGAAAATGCTGGTGTGACTACTGCCAAGTACATTCGTGAAAAGAATGGCGATAATATCTGGACCTATCGTCGTAGTGAATTGAAGCGTAATGGTGATCCAGCTAAGCGTATTGAAGTCATTGCCGCAGATGGTATGGCATGGCCTCAGAGTAAGCTGATTGGTAATGGTTCCATCGTAGACGTTAAGTATGGTATCAATGAAATCAATGACCGTAAAGGACAACGTTTCAAACCCTCTGCTATTACAATCCTAGTTCGTGAGCATGTGCCTTATGAATCCAAGGGTGATGGTGAAGAGTTCGATATTGATCCTGAAGGCACTAAAGTAGTAGAGAATTGGGACGAAGAATGATTAGTTTTTTAATTGGTCTTTACTTGGGTGGTGGCCTTCTTTATGGCTGCCTTACCTTCCAAACCTTTGGCTTTACAATCGACTTAAAAGACTATCTCTACGATGTCTTCCTTTGGCCTAAGGCTATATTTGACTGACCTAATAGTTTGCATTTTCCTTTTAGTATTATTTGCGTATATGGTGTCCTAACATGAAAAAAGAAATTACAACACTTGTAGATGACATCTACGCACTACTAAAAGATGGTCAAGATATCTCAGATGAACTTTTAGATGAGTTTGCTGGGAATATGCGAGAGTTGATGAAGAGTAGATTATCCACTGAGAAGCGCCGTTCATCCGGGTTAAGGATGTCTCAGATTGGTAAACCTCTTCGTCAACTCTGGTATGAGAACCAAGGTGATGGTATCCCCAGAGAAGAGCTTAGAGGGAATACTCTCTTTAAGTTCCTCTATGGTGATATTCTTGAAGAGGTGACACTCTTCCTTACTAAATGTGCAGGGCACACGGTTGAAGATGAGCAACAAGAAGTCTCTCTTAACGGTATCCTAGGCCACATTGATGCTAAGATTGATGGGCACCTAGTTGATGTTAAGTCTGCCTCCAAGTTTTCCTTCAGGAAGTTTGCAGACGGAACCTTAGCAGAAAACGATGCCTTTGGTTACATGCACCAACTATCAGGTTATGCAGAGTCAGATGAGCTTAAAGGAACCTTAGAAGGTTCAGGCTTTCTGGCTATTAACAAGGAAACAGGTGATCTTGCTCTCATGCCTGTGGACTTAGACGAATTGGAGATGCACTTCCCTTCGGTACGTATTGACAAAGCTAGAGAAGCTCTAGAAAGTAATACACCACCTCCGAAGTGCTATGATCCAGAACCTATGGGTAAGAGTGGGAATATGAAACTAGGTGTAAACTGTTCATACTGCCCATTTAAGAAACATTGCTGGAAAGACGCAAACAACGGTAAAGGGCTCAGAACATTTATCTACTCTACTGGTCCGGTCTTTCTAACAGAAGTAACTAAGGAACCGAACGTTCCTGAAGCAATATAAGAAAGAAATATATGACTGATTTTACAGTATTCGACGGTGGAAAGCAAGAAGAGTCTTCAACCCCGCCAGCAAGAATCTTTGACATTACTTACTTCAATGGAGAAAACTCACAACAAACAGCTTCGGCTGAAGGTTATTTAGTTAGTATGGCTAAGTTCATTGCAATCTGTGAGAACTATACAGACGTACTTCTTACACCAATCTTGGCTATTCCTGATGATCGTATCATCTCTGTAGTAGCAAGACCACTGGCAACAGTGAACTAATATGTCCCATTCCAGAGGGAAGAGGACTAAGGGTTACCGCTCTCGGCTAGAAGCTCTGGTTGCAGCTCGCCTTAAAAAGATGAAGGTCGAGTTTTCCTACGAGGATGAAAAATTTCCTTATGTTGTAGAGAAGACTTATACTCCCGACTTTAATCTTGAGAGCGGTATTCATCTAGAAGTGAAGGGAGTACTTATGCCAAATGACCGGTCTAAGTACTCCCATGTGAAGAAGTGTAATCCAGATGTTACATTTGTATTCGTCTTCGCAAACCCTGACCAGAAAGTCCCCGGAACAAAGAGAATGACACACGCACAATGGGCAGAACGTAATGGATTTAAGTGGCTTAAGGCAGGTGATTTTAAAAAGAAAGATTTAAGGTGATAAATGAATACGTTCCTAATCAGTGACACACATTTTGGACATAAAGGTGTTACTCACTTTGAAAGAGGTGATGGTACGCCTCTAAGACCTTGGAATAATCCTGATGAAATGGATGAAGCTTTGGTGGAAAATTGGAATAGTGTAGTAAAAGAAAAAGACAGGGTTTATCATCTAGGTGATGTAGTCATTAATAGAAGGTGTCTTAAAACACTAGATAGGCTTAATGGTAGAAAAGTTTTGATTAAAGGTAACCATGATATTTTTAAACTTAGAGATTATCTACCTTATTTTGACGACATCAGAGGAAGCCATAAACTAGATACGTTTATTCTAACACATATACCAATACACCCTGAAAGTGTTGCTAGATGGTGTTCTGGAAATATACACGGACACCTACATAGTAATATAGTAAGAAACCTAGACGGAACCCCAGATGAAAGGTATATAAATGTGTCTGTAGAACAGATCAATTATACTCCAATACCTTTTGATACAATTAGAAAAGGATGGAGACCTATTGTCTAAGACACACTTAGTAATTCCTGATAGCCATGCACACCCGGACTTCAGTAATGAGCGATACTCCTATCTATCAAAAC